GCCGAAGATGATCGAGCAATTAGAGTATTAAGAACCAACCTAAAGAACCTTGGTCTGGCTTATCAGTCTGCCAATGCAGATAACTTCATTAAGAATATGGAAGCGCAAGCTGCTGTATCTGATGATCTATTAAGACCAGCCTACGCTCAACTTGCCAAAGTAACTTTATCAACAACTAAGACTCAAGATCTAATGGCTTTGGCCTTCGATGTATCAGCTGCTAATGGCATTGATTTTGCTTCAACTGTCGATATTCTTGCCAATGCTTATGTGGGCAATTACAAAGGATTAAAGCAGTTATACACTGGATTGACTCAAGCACAACTTGCTTCAAAGTCATTCGAAGAGATCCAGGCAATTTTAACCAAGCAAAGCAAAGGTGCTGGCAAAGCATCTATTGATACTTATGCCGGATCTGTCGATAAGTTAAGCATTGCAGCTGATAACGCTAAAGAATCAATCGGAAAAGGTTTAGTTGATCTCTTTGCTGCTCTTGCTGGTAACGGCAACATCGATCAAGCAACAGCCAATATAAACACTTTCTCTAGTGCTTTAGGCCAGATGCTTTCAGATGCTTCAAAATATAACGCCCTAGATTGGCTTAGCGCATTAGTAACTGGAAACGTTACTGAAAGCACAGCACAGAAGTTAATTAAAAGACCGTCTGCTCGTAGATTCTTTACTGGTGGTTCTGGCGTATCAACTGAATTATTGACAGCAAGAAAAGAAGCTGCTGCTGAAGCCGCTAGATTAAAAGCTATTAAAGCTGCTGCCGCTGCAAAGATAGCAGCTGATAAAAAGGCTGCCGCTAACAAAGCAATCTTGGCCAAGGCCGATTCTATGTTTAACATGGAAAAGATCCAGATTGAAGCCGCACTAAAGGGCAAGATCTCAGCTGATGAAAAGTTGCGCTTGGAATTACAGCGCGCAATCCTTAACGAGGACTTTGTTCTAGCTGAGAAGTTACAGAAGCAACTAGAAGCTTCACAGAAGGCTACAGCAGCTCTGCAAGGCCAAATCAATGCAATCAAGCCAGCCACTGACCCTTTTGCACAATGGATAAAATCTTTAGAAGAAATTTCAAAGAGTCTATCGGCAATCCTCGGTATGCCTATTAACATGACTTCATCATCAATCATGAATCCAAACGCTAAGACACCAGGTTCTAAAGCAGGTGCTGGCACACAAACTCCAACTCCAGTAGTTGTTATTCCACCAACCAATAAATCCGAAGAGCCAATTCCGGTAGTAGTTACTGAACCAATTCCTGAACCACCAGCGGCACCAGCAACTAACAATCCTTTTGGTGGTCTTGGTGGTGGCAGTTTTGGTTTTTCACTTCCAAGTTATCTTCAAAATACAATTCCTCAAACTCAACCAGCACCAGTTACAGTTATTGTGAATAACAATGGCACTACTCTGATGCAAGATGAGTTTGTTAAGGCAGTTGGCGACGCAGTAATCGTTGCAAATACTAATGGCACTAATAGATTCCGCCCGGGATCCGTTAACCCTGATGGCGGTTGATCATGTCAGTTCCAGTAATTAACGCCATTATCAACTTTTCAACAGGTGCTGGCTTTGCCTCGCCTATGATTCTTGACTCAGGAGTTCTTGGCGTTAATGCACTTGCTGATGGCACAGCAGTCACAGTTGATGTATCTAACTTAGTAGATTCAATTAAAACCACTCGCGGTCGCACAGCTCTTTCAGATGTATTTCAAACTGGCACAATGAGCCTTCGAATTATTGACCAAAATGGCGATTTTAACCCAATGAACCCAGCATCGCCCTACACGGGTCTTTTAAACCCAATGCGTAAGGTAACTATTACTGCAACTTGGAATGGAACTACTTATCCAATCTTTGCTGGTTACATAACCTCTTACGATACTACTACCCCTCGCGATGTGGGTGAAGTCGTTTATACCACTATTCAGGCAGTTGACGGATTCAGACTTTTTCAAAATGCTCAGATCACAACAGTGGCAACAACCCCAGCAGGTCAAACCAGTGGCACTCGTATTGGCAAGATCCTTGATTCAATCGGCTGGCCTACTGGCATGCGCGACATTGATGCTGGACAAACCACAGTTCAAGCAGACCCAGGCACTCTTAGAACTTCTTTAGCTGCAATGCAGACAGTCACGAGCACTGAATATGGTTCTTTGTATATGGACGGATTTGGCAACCTAGTTTTCCAAGACCGCCAACTTACTTCATCTAGCGTGGCTGGCACACCAGTTGACTTTAACGACAATGGCACTGGCATTTCGTATAACAATGCTGTCTGGAAATTAGACGATACTCTTGTATTTAACAAGGTAAGCATTACCCGTACTGGTGGCACTGCTCAGGTTGCATTCAATCAAGCCTCGATCGATAAGTATTTCTTACACTCATATCAAGAGCAGAATCTTTTGATGCAAACAGACACAGAAGCTCTTGACAATGCACGAGCATTTTTAGCCTCTAGGCAAGAAACTTCGATCCGCTGCGATGCAGTCACTCTCGATCTATACACTGCCAACTACGATGCTGGCATTACTGCTGCCTTGGATCTTGACTTCTTTGATCCAATTACAGTGACCACAACTCAACCGGGTTCATCAACCCTAACCAAGACTTTGCAGGTATTCGGCGTGTCACACGACATCAAACCGAGTGCTTGGAAAACCACCCTTACAACGCTTGAACCCATCTTGGATTCCTTTATAATAGGATCATCACAATATGGCGTTTTAGGCACTAACACACTTTCTTACTAAGGAGAACAGATGGCAGCAGGACAAGGCTTCAAGACATTCGCCACAGGTGATGTTCTCACAGCCGCAGACACTAACGGATACCTCATGCAGGGAGTTTGGGTATTCGCTAGCGCGGCTGCCCGTACAGCTGCTGTAACTAGCCCAGTCGAAGGCAACATGTCTTACCTTTCGGACACTAACTCAGTTGAGTATTACAGCGGCTCAGCATGGGTTGCAGTCGGTGGGGCGACAGGTTTTGTAGGAGTAGTTGCAACTAACAATGGCACAAGTCAATCTTATGTTTCAGGCGGAGATAACATTCTAAATCTTCCAGCTGAAACCGTTGACACTGATGGCTACCACAGCACATCGTCAAACACCTCTAGAATTACTATCCCATCAGGTAAAGCTGGCAAGTATGCGGTCAATGCCACAGCTCGAATTGGAACTTCAATCCCAAATTACAACATTTTAAGTTTTTACAAAAACGGATCAAGACTGCCTTCTGACGGATTAGAGAACGGTCAAGTAAGCAGAACCGAAAATGGATCTAACGCATCAGTTCTAAATGGCTCAATCGTGGTTATTCTGGCAGTTGGAGATTACCTCGAAATCGGTTTGCAGAACTCAGCTGCTTCAGCATCGTATGCAGTCTATGCACAATTATCAGCAGTTTACTTGGGGGCATAATTATGGAACACATCGTTCAACTACCAGCACAAGGCATTAACAGCGAAGTATTTAGAAATGAAACAGGTTGGGATTTAGTGGTAAGAGATGGCGTGATAACTGTCGTCGGTGATTGCACTAAAGAGCAAGCGTTATTGGCAATTAAAAACCATGACCCTAAAGTTGCTGAGCCAACCCTTGAGCAAAAACTAGCTTATGTTGGATTATCAATCGATGATCTGAAGGCTGCTCTAGGTCTATAAGTGAAGCCAAGACTTTCAAAGTGCGCGATCCAGTTAAGAGAACAGATTGACGACACCTTCGGAGATCGAGATAGAAGTTCTGATGGTTGGATCGGCGATACTCGACACAGCGCGCGCCCTTCAGATCACAATCCTGATGCTAACGGCTGGGTTCGTGCCATCGATGTCGATCGAGATCTTTCAGGCAAGGCTAAACCAGACCTCATGCCAGATCTTGCGGATCAAATACGTATCTTTGCAAAGTCTGATAAGTCAAAGCGCATCAGTTACATCATCTTTGATGGAAAGATTGCCAGTTCAAAACTTGCTTGGAAGTGGCGTAAATACACAGGCATCAACAAACATAATCACCACTGCCATATCTCGTTTACGCAAGCGGCTGACCTTAATGGTGAGTTTCTTCAAATACCTATGATCGGGGGATCAGCATGAAAGATCTACAAAACGCAGCAGCATCTTGGGGCAGAGCATTCTTAGTTGCAATTATCTCAATGTACGCAGCTGGAGTCACAGAGCCAAAGGCACTTATTGCTGCTGGCCTTGCATCAATCATTCCACCGGTATTGCGATACTTGGACCCTAAAGATGAACTTGGAAGAAAATGACACAGGCCGAGTTCTTTCAGCTCTATATTGCCACTCTTGTGACAATCGGTGGATTGGCTGGTTATGTGATCACACACTTGCTCAGCGAGATCAAGCGACTCAACACGCGAGTCGATGAGATTTACAACATACTTTTAGAACGCTAAAATAAACTCATGGCTACGCCTCGCAAAGCTCGCACTAAGTCAATAGTTGACGACTCTTACACTCCACTAGAGGCTTACTGTATTGGGCTTAATGAGTATTACAAGGCTTTGCGTAAGGCTGGCTTTCCAGTTGACATTTGTTTATCGATGATCATGGATCCGTTCTCTTATCCTGAATGGATATTGCCTAAACGCATCAATGATAACCCGAGCAATTTACCGGGTTTAGACGATGATGAGGATTAATGAAAAGAACCATCGTAATACCAGACTTACAAGTCCCATATCACGATGAAGTAGCAGTCAAAAATGTTTCGACTTTTATTAAGGCGATTCGCCCCGATGCTGTGGTTACTCTCGGAGATGAAATCGATCTCCCACAAATCAGCCGATGGACAGAAAACAAGCCAGGCTGGTACGAGCAAACCTTAGCTAGTGATCGCGACATGACGGTCGATGTTCTTTGGGAACTAACCCAGCATGCCAAAGAAGCCCACATGATCAGGTCAAACCATACTGATCGACTTTACAACGTGATCATGAATAAGATCCCAGCGTTCTTGTCATTACCAGAATTGCGCTTTGAAAAGTTTATGAAGCTCGATGAACTGGGAATCTCTTATCATAAAAAGCCATTTCCCATTGCTAAAGGTTATGTTGCAGTGCATGGTGATGAACAAGCCATCAAACCCACGCCTGGCCTTACAGCCCTAGAAGCAGCCCGTAGGCATGGCTTAAGCGTGATCTGTGGTCACACTCACCGCGCTGGTCAATCGGCCTTTACAGAGGCTTCTGGGGGCAAATTAGGGCGCATTCTGCGTGGCTTTGAAGGTGGACATCTCATGGACATTCGCAAAGCTCATTACACAAAAGGCACAATGAACTGGCAGCAATCTTTTATCATTATTGAAGAAGATGCCAAAGGTGTCCAGGTATCGATCATTCACATCGAGAAGGACGGAACCTTTGCCGTTAACGGTCGCAGGTATGGACGATCTAGATAATCCGCTCAGGCGCGACATCGATAACCACATGGACGATGCAGAATTGTTACCGTTTCGTTACCAAAGGGTGCTTGCTAAGTCCTAGGTAACCTGTACCTTAAGCCTTATCAGTCAACCGTTGACTTGATGGAAAGGGCTAAAATGAACACAGATCTTTATTTTTATCTAGTTATGTTAGCGTTTTTAGTTGTTGGCATAGCTGCTGGATATGGCATGGGATTCAAAGAAGGCAAAGAAGAAGGTTACGCACTGGGTCGCTCAGTTGCCCGACACACATTCTGGTCAGAGTGAAGGCCAGTGAAATCCTCGATGAAGCCAAGCAACTCCTCGTCGAGCGAGGCAGTGAGTACGGCGATTCAACTCTCAATCACATTCAAATCGCAAGACTCTGGAGTGTGTATCTTGACAAAAACATCGAGCCACACGAAGTCGCAATCTGTCTTATCCTCACCAAAATCTCGCGAATTAAAACAACGGCAAACCACCCAGACAGTTACAAAGACATCTGTAGCTACTCTGCAATCGCTGGCTCTATTACATCAACTGATTGGACAGACCTTGACAGTTACTAAAGCAAAGTCCGGTATTTGGTGTGATTACTGCAAGATGCGTTGGGGTCAAGATCACCCAAATGGCAAAGGTAAGACTTTTGCAGTTTGGACTGTGGTGAGTCAACATGCAAAGTCTAAAGGAATCAACCGACATTATTGCCAGCCTTGCGCTGTATGGGTTTCAATCTGGCCAGATGGATCTCACTGGCCTTTGACCGAGCAAGCCGACTTTCTAGTAAAGCAAGAGGAGATCGATCATGGCGTTTAACCTGGCTGATTATGAAACAGTCGAAAGCCGACTGGAAAAGTTCTGGAAGGAGTTTCCCGATGGACGGGTATCAACTGAATTGGAAGTTTGTGAAGCTCATCGATATGTTGTTAAGGCCTATCTCTACCGCACTTATCTCGACCAAGTCGCATACTCGACTGGGTTTGCTGAAGAAAAGGATTCTGATCGCGGCGTTAATGCCACTAGTGCGTTGGAAAACTGCGAGACTTCAGCGATTGGCAGAGCACTTGCTAACGCAGGTTTCGCAACTAAAGGCAAGCGACCAAGTCGAGAAGAGATGGTCAAAGTATCAATGGCAGGACGAAGCGGAAGCGCGCAACCTGAAAAACCAATCCTTAAAGAAAAGTTCCCAGAACCAGTAGCAGATGCCTGGACTATTGAAAGTCCTAAAGATGTTCAAGAAGTTGTAAAGGTCGAGGGCGCACCAACTCTGAGTTCAGCGATGAACTTACTATCTGATGAACTGAATGCTAAAGAATTACCGCAAGCACCTAAATGCCAGCATGGATCGATGATTCATAAGACTGGCACATCATCTAAGACAGGCAAGCCTTACGAGGGTTATACCTGTTCGGCTAAAAATCGGGCAGAACAATGCCCAGCGATCTGGTTGTAACTAATGGCTTCCCAGCATCGTAAACACAGGGGATACCGCACTCAGAAGTGCGTCGCTGAGTACCTCAAAAAGTGGTTCCCTTATGCAGACAGTGCTGGGGCAGGTAGGCAAGGCAGTGATATCACAGGTGTTCCGTTCGACATCGAAGTGAAAGCGCGGAGTGCCTTCCAACCGAAGGAGTGGCTGGATCAGACACGAAAGAGAGCAGATGGGAAGCTGTCGATCGTCGTGATGAGATTCAACGGGCAGGGTGAAGATGCTGGGGAGTACGGAGCAATGCTCCGATTCTCAGATCTGGTTCAGCTACTCAATCAACTTAATTACCCAGGCATGAACGCAGAGCCAAGCCGATGCAAAGGCTGTGGCACTTGGGTAATCACTAATGATTATTGTCAAACCTGTAAGGATCACAATGCCTCGTTATGATTATGAATGCATAGTTTGTGGACAAACACAAGAGTTAGAACACTCAATGAGCGCAGCTGCTAACCCGGTGCTGCACTGTTCAACTCCCATGATTCGGGTATTCACCGCAACGCCAGCGATCTTCAAAGGTACTGGCTGGGGAAAGGACAAGAAATGAAAACAGTATTACAAGATCTAAGAGAAGTATTAGCAGCTGAGGTAACACGCCATTATCTGCCTATCTGTGTTTGTGCCAAGTGTGGCAATGAAGCAGAAGGCGCATTGATCAATCGCATCATTGAGTTCATTAGAACAGGAGAACCTAACTAATGCCACAGCATTACAACATGGTTGGATCAAGCACTGCTTACTTCAGCTGCTGTCAAGAAGTGCAGTTCGAATATCAATGTCGTTACTGTCATGAGCCAATGGGTTGTTATTATTGTTCATTCAACCCAGATGAAAAACATGATTGCATGCAGGATTAGACACGCCCAAGATCATGCGTAAACCATCAATGGATTTGACACGACTGCTACGCTATAACTCGCTAGCGAGCGCCTGTGGGCGATTGCTCGCGACCGCGTGTTTAGCTGTTGGGGCAGGTCTATTCATAAATGAATCAGCACCCACAGAAGCAGAAGCAAAAGAAGTTAAACCTTTAACGATTAAAGAATATATTCAAAGCCAGTTAACAGTTAACACTTACAAGTGTTTAGATACTCTTGCTACTAAAGAGAGTAACTGGAACTTCAAGGCTAAGAATGGTAGCCATCATGGATTCCTTCAAGGTAGATCGAAATGGTTAGCAACAGCTGATCCTGAAGAACAATACGACTGGTCTAGTAGGTATGTGATCAATCGTTATGGAGTTACAGAGTATGATGAGCCAGACTTCTGTGCAGCTCTAGATCATTGGAAGAAACATTCATGGCATTAGATAAGTTAAACAGTCGTAGGTATAGATCACAGCGAGAGCGTGTGTTTAGTCGTGATGGCAGACTGTGTCAGATCTGTGGCACTGATCAAGGTGAGATGCACATCGATCACATCATTCCACGCAAGGTTGGTGGAACTCATGACTTGGATAATCTAAGAGTCTTATGCAAGAGCTGTAATCTACGCAAGGGAAGCCTAAATGATGGGGTTTTTTTAGGTAAGACGGCTAC